GGATTTGCTGTGCAGCGTAGGTATGTTTGTATTTCAGGATCAGTTGTACGAAGTCGGGAAGCTAAATAGTTCCAACTAAACTCTGTAGGTAGGTGGGTTATTTCATCAAAACCAATCCAACTATATGCTTGACCTTGATAACGATATACATCTGCATCTCTTTCAAGGAAGCCGAACTCTACCTTTGCACCACTTGGAAAGTTCCAAAGCTTTTCAACTTCACGAAACTTAGCTCCTTTAAATGCAAGAGGATATAGTTCTCTGGATTTGTCAATCATCTCGCGCAGTTCTGGCATAGAACGTCTAAGAATTAATGCGCGATGAGCTTTCTTATGTGCGTACCGTAGTGGATCAATCAACATTGCGTATGATTTACCACCACCAGCAGCACCACCATAAAGCACATCCTTCTCGCCTGCAGCGAGGAAATCAGTCTGTGGACCTTCATTAGGATGGAATAATACATTTTGTTCAGGTATTATTTCTTGTACAGCTTTAGGCAGTTCTTCTAGTTCTGAAGACGTAACAACGTGATCCGTCTTATCGGAAAGCTTATTTATTGTATTGGTTGTGGCTTTGTAAGACTTTCTAGCGTTGTTAAGCTTCTGTTCTAGCTTTTTTATATTTTTTTTCTTACGAGCTATTTTACGATGTACAGCGTATTTAGCTTTTTGACTACTGGAAATATTGTAACTTCCACCTGATCCTTTAGGTCTACCTGCTTTTAAACGTGGTGTACCATCTTTCTTACGAACAAAGTTACCTTCATCATCTTGCAAGTAACGATCTGGATTCAGTTCCCAATCTTTCGCTTCTTTTTCCATACTTTTTATCTATGTGTTTTTTAAGTCCTGCTCTAGACATACTTCGATCAGTCTTATATTCTAACCAATCTACTGCTTCTTGAAGAGATATTTCATCATCAATGATCATCTTCTCAACTATTTCAAGAGCATCTATTTGTTCTGGTATAGGTTTTAAGTATCTTGATTCAAGATCTATTTCATAACCAAAAGGAATAGTTGAACTAGCACGTTTGATATATCCGTTTTCCATGTTATTTTAGTTTTATTTTTGATTTGAGTGTTTCATATAGTTCAGGTTTTTTTCTTTTAACAAAAACAACTGCAACTATAGCGATGAAACCAAGTATAATTATAGCATCCATAATCAATCTTCCTCCTCTGTTATATTACTAAAGTCCGCATCTTCTATTACTACTGTCTGTTTCTCAGGTAATATAAAGATTCCCCCTTGTACATTATGATCTACTTGTACGCGGTCTGTCTTAGCAACACCTACTCTATCAAGAATCGTCTGTGCTGCATTTAACTTTTGACTTGCTTGAGGGATTGGTTTGTTGCTGTCTATCATTTCTACTAATTTAAACGCTGCTTTAGGTGCTGAACGAGCAAGTACATCTGAAGCCAAATCGACTACTTCTTCTTTTAATGATTTTAGTACTTGATAGTGATTGCCTGAGTACCCTGCAAGTTCTGCTGCTTTTTTAAAATCGCCTTCAGTAGCGACTAGATTATCTAGAAATGATTTTTGTTTCTCAGTAAGATTACGATTGTTTTTCTTTTCGGGTATTAAATTCATAATAACTTCTATTATAGGGTTACTTTTACCGTTTGTCAAGTTATTTATTTTTTATTTAGGACTTGACAAATGTGAAAATAATCTGTATAATAAAACTATGCCCAGAGGGTTGCAACACCTAACAGACCTGACAAATAAATAGGTCTTATAGCGCGGATAACGCTTGTCAAATATAGCAGTATAATAGTCAATTATTATATTGCTTTTTTTATGTTCACGCGCAACTGGTTGACACTTGAAAAGTTTGTGAAATGTATGTATTTTATATTATAGCCCACCCTACCCCTATGCCGACCTGCCTACCCTCGTCACAATCTCTCTAATTTTTACAATAGTTACAGCCACTTTCAAACTCTACAATTTGCAAAGACTCTGCAAGGCTTGCCAATACTGATACAGCGTGGGCAAGTGATGGAGATTGTCAAAATCAAGTTAACGCTTTTCAAAATAACAATGAAATGAAACTAGTTATTGATAACTACTTTGCCAACGCTAAAAAAATAAAAAAATATTTTCTTGATGTACATATCTACTTATGAGACAATTTCAATAAGTCGGGGAGGTTGACTGACTACTGCAACGGGGCAGTATAATCGCTCGGCTCATACCTGATAGAACAGCTCGTATGGTAAGACACCGCGAAGGTCGAGCGGTATAGATTAATTAATACAGGGTTTGTAGGGTGTTTAATTAATGCGCATAGCGCGAGGGTAAAATTATTATGAATAAATTTGATACTGAAATTAAACAGCTACAACAACAAATCTGCAACCATGCACGCGGTGAGCATACACTCAAAAAGAATCAAAAGAACATCGAGGACTGCGCACTATCATTATTGAATGCCATTAGATCGATTCGAGGAATCACTACATTGGAATCAGCTATTGTGAACTTATGCGATAGACCAATTCATTTGAATGTATCTGATCCACTCGACAAGAAGCTTTACATGGCAGGCAGATCGAAAATCTCAAGTGATGATCAAGTAGTATCAGCGCGAGCAGATAATCGAACTGCGCTCACTTCAGTAATGAAAAAAGTTATATCAGCGAGTAAGCGAGCAGAAGCCAACAACATTGACTCACAAAAATATGAATCAGTTAAAGCATTAAATGAAGATATTAAAAATTCAATTATTGTGGAATCATGGGTTAGTGAGTTAATCGAAACGTCTAAAGAATTGATGTCATCAGTTAAAATCATCAAAGACGCTGGCAAAGAGAAACAATGTATCAAAGCCAACACAGAGCTACGCAAGGCAATGATCGCATTGAGAACCACAACCACAGCAACGCGAGTAACTAAACCAACTAAAGCTAGAAAAACAGCTTAATATTAAAACTTAACAACGCTCTGCAAGCCTTGTATTAATTGATCTACAGCTTATAAAGCATGCGCAAAAACTCCCCCAATTTTGCGTGTGCTTTTTTTTATTTTTATATTTTTTTATTTAGGAATGAGAAGTCAAGAAATGAGAGGAAATAAAATTTTATATCATTGACTTATTACCCTAGATATGAGACTATAATGGTATGTGCGCAAGCACTAAACGAAACTAGTTATTAATAACTACTTTGAAAAGAGAGGAAAATATGACAAGACGCAGACAGAAAAATTTAGAATCAGAATTACGAGCTTACAAATACTTAAGTTTATTTGTGTTAGGTTTTTGTATTGGATTTTATGTTTCAAAATTCTTTTAATATGAGAGGTGCGTATGAAATTTGCAGAATACATGGAGACATTCGGAGCAGTTCGGAATACTTTTCAAGGGCTAAGTAATACTCGCATGCACATTAAGAAAAGTAAGAATGGTGTGAAACGAGAAAGACAGTCAGTAAATCGTAAAATTAAAGTAAGAGTGAATCGTTATCCTTTAGATAGTGAGAATTTAAAAGCGTTACAAGATTGGAAACGGAGGGAAAAGAAATGACACCTTATGATTTTATAATTTATTTAATTAGCACATGGGTTGTAGTTGTAGTAGTTGCTGTATCTCATGTGAGTATTTGAAAAGATAACGAGTATGCATCAGCTCATTAAACAGAGATGTCGTAATGTGGTTATATGTAAGCAAGAAGGCAAACCACAGGTTTGTTGGATACCTAAACCAACACGCAGTTTGATAGTTTTAGTGTAATCTCTATTATAGAGGAGGTAACAAACTATCAGTTTAAATAGAGGACTTCAGAGTGCGAGTAGTTAAGTCTACCATCAAGTAATGTGAGCATAGGTATCTATTTAAACAACAGCAGTTGGTAGTCTGCTATAAAAAACTACCTAGAATTTTTAATAAGAGAGAGAGGGTTATGTTATGACCGAAGAAGAAGAAGATAAGAAAATTGCACGCGACTATGGTGAAAGCCATGAAGAGATAGGCGCAACAATGGACTTTGTAATTTGGTTTCAAGACAAGTATCCAGAGAAACAATTCTGGACTGGGAAAGAACATCAAGCGATACTTGATTTGTTCAGAGAACATATAGTATTATTATCGTTGTCTAAGAACAGAGCAGTATCAAGACAAGAGGCAGTTAAATTTATTATAGAGAGGTGATGTATGATGTTATTAACAGGGTATGATAGTAAGAAACAGTTGAAAGAATGTATTGGGAAACCTTTACAGTATCAGGAAACATCTATGTTTGGTGCGGAATATAAATCAACTGGTGTCTTTGTAGGTGCTAGAAGACCACATCTTTTAGGTGGTGGTAGAGAGTTCTTTGCAGAGATAACTATGGAAGATGATTTAATTGTGAAGGTAAAGTAGTTATTGATAACTAGTTTTAAAATAGGAGTGATGTATGAGTAGTTGGAACGTGAAGACAGCACTTGCAGAGGTAGGTGGACTAGGCAAGCCGAGTAAGATGCCTAGCTTTTCTTACAATCTACCTGCACTTGAATGTAAAGTAGGAAGTAAGCTAAGACTTATAGAGGGAAGCGTGTGTTTTAAATGCTATGCTTTGAAAGGTAGGTATATGTTTCCTAATGTACAGAACGCACTATACAAAAGACTAGACCTGATGAGGAACAATCCTAACTGGATAAGTGCAATGGCATGGTTGATAAACTGGTATGGTAAGAAGACAAGTTACTTTAGGTGGCATGATAGCGGAGATGTGCAAGACACAGAACACTTGAAAAAGATTGTCAAGGTTGCTAAACTGACACCTACAGTAAAGCATTGGCTACCTACGAGAGAAGCTAAGATTGTGAAAGAATATCTACAAGAGTACGGAGACTTTCCTAGCAATCTAATTGTTAGGATAAGTGCGACCATGATTGATGGAAAGCCACACAGCTTTCACAAGCATACAAGCACAGTTGTAGTCAAGAGTGAGAGTGCGATAGACTGGGTTTGTCCTAGTAACAAGCAAGACAATGAGTGTAAAGATTGCCGAGCTTGTTGGGATAAAGATGTTAAAGATGTAGCATACATACAACACTAAAAGGAGGGCAGTATGTTAGAACCATTAGCAAAAACGATAGTACAAGAGGTAGTAGATGAAGGTGGATTTTATTCTATTGAGGTAGAAGGTGAAGAGTATCAAGAGATAACTGACGATATATCTTTGGTGTGTAACCAGAAAGACGGAGATAAATATATAGGTGTTGACAACCTAGATATGTGTTACATAAATATATACAATAGCAAGAAAGAGTTTGATGGTTGGATACTTTGGATAGGAGTAAACGACCATGTAGAAAGAATAAGCGATCATACTTTAATGAGTAGTGATTACATTGATATAGATAAACTAATGGATAAATGGGAAAAGGAGTATAACAGACTATGAAATTTGAAGACGCAGTAAAGATTGTCCACCCTGATAAGTTTGAAGATTGGTGGCAAGTTATTGATACAGACGAGTCATACATAGATGATTGTGTAAATAAACAGCAAGAAGAAGAACAGCAACAAGAAGTTGATGTTGGACTTAAAGCAAAAGAGTGTGATAACTGTGAAGGAGGAGGTATGCTATACTCTCCTACTTACTATGGTAGTGACTCTGAATGTGACGAGTGTAACGGAACAGGTAAGATAGTGACAGCTAGTATTGAAGGTGTCTTATTTAAAGTTTCTATTAATTCTATTAAGGAGGTAGACTAATGGAGAGAGTATACGAAGTAACATTTGAAGTAGTTGTATCTGTAGTTGCAGAGTCAGAAGACCATGCAAAAGAGATTGCTATTGATGATGTACAGATGGGAAAGTTTGACGAGGATGCAGAGTTTGAGAGTGCAAAGTTTATAACGATAGAAGAATACACAAGCTCTGTACCTTATCATTGGAGAGGGCTTATAGACGAGCCACAAGCTAAAGATGATATTGCAATGTCACTAATAGACTAAGGAGAAAGGTATGATTGAAGAAGAAATATATTTAAACACCTTGATAGCAGAGGCACAGTTGCAAATGACAATAGGGTATATTGCATTTGGAATGTGTGTTATGTTAGGTATAACTTTATGGATATATAGGAGATAGATATGAACAAAAGTGATTTACTGAAAGTGTTCTTTACTTTCACAGACGATAACGCTGAGTTAATGTTTAACTATGAAGATGTGAACGGAAAAGAAACAACAGATAGAAAAGTTAAACCTTTCAAAATAGAGTATCAAGAAGATGATGATGCTGTATTAATTACAGGGCTGTGTGCTGTTGCTACTATGCCTTCTGGAGTTATTGATTGGCAACAAAGAAAGTTTTATTTAGAAAGTATGTCTTGTATTAGAGTATATAAAGAGATACGTTATACAGAGATGTTAAATTCAAAAGCTTGGAGTTAACTATGAACATATTTTATTTTTATGATTGCCCAATCAAGTCAGCACAAGCACAGCCTGACAAGATGCTAGTGAAGATGCCATTGGAGACAGCGCAGATGCTATGTACTGCACACCGAGAGTTAGATGGTGACGAGTATGCAGACAAGGTAGGTTTGTACAAGAGAGCATACTGGAATCATCCTTGTACTGTATGGGCTAGAGAGAGTAGCGTAAATTATGTTTGGTTATACAAACACTTCCTAGCTCTTGGTAAAGAGTATGCTTACAGGTATAGCAGAGAACACGCAAGCATAACTAAACTTGCTAATGCTCTTTCTAAAATACCAGATAAGATAAACATAAATGTAGCTACACCAGTTGCACAAGCTATGCCTGACCAATACAAGAATGACGATCCTATCAAAGC